GCCGCAACCATCCTCACCAAGAACGGCAAGCCCGACATCGAGGAAATCGATGAGGTGCCGCTGGTGTACTGCTGCCCTGTGCCGATGCCGCACAAGCTGGTGGGGATGTCGGTCGCGGATCTGGTCATGGACCTCCAGAGGATCAAGTCGACGCTCGTCAGGCAGATGCTCGACAACATCTACCTGACCAACAATCCCAGACACTTGGTGGTCGAAAGTTCAGCCACCGACGAAACCTACGACGATCTCCTGACCTCCCGGCCGGGCGGCATCGTGCGCGCCCGCACCGCCGACGGGGTGACCCCGCTGGTGACCCCATTTGTTGCCGAAAAGGCACAGGGGCTCGTCGAGTACATCGACCAGACCGCCGAGATCCGCACCGGCATCAGCCGGCGCAACCAGGGGCTCGACCCCGACGACCTCAACCGCACCGCGACCGGCATCAACCTGATCCAGCAGGCCGCCGCGCAGCGCGTCGAGCTGATCGCCCGCATCTTTGCCTTCGCGGTCGAGAAGCTGGTCGCCGGCATTCTCGGCCTCGTCAAGAAGCACCAGCAGCAGGAGCGCATCATCCGGGTGACCGGGTCGTATCTGCAGGTCGACCCGGCGCAGTGGAAGAACGACATGACGGTCTCGGTCGATGTCGGCCTCGGCACCGGCAATCGCGACCAGATCCTCTCGCACCTGATGAACATTCTCACCGTGCAGCAGCAGATCGTGACCGCCCAGCAGGGCATTTCGGGTCCGCTGATCTACGGCAAGAACATCTACGACGTGGTCAGCCGCATCAGCCAGAACGCCGGGTTCCGCGACAGCTTTATCACCGACCCGACGGTGCCCCCACCGCCCTCGGTGACCGGACCGCCGCAGCCGCCCAAGCCCGACCCCGCGGCGCAGCAGCAGCAGGCAATGGCCCAGGCCGAGATGCAGATCATGCAGCAAAAGGCCCAGCTCGACGCCCAGCTCAGCCAGCAAAAGGCCGCCCAGCAGGCCCAGATTGCCCAGACCAAGGCGCAGGCCGACATGGAGCTGGACCGCCAGCGCGCCCAGTCGGAGATGGCGCTCAACCAGCAAAAGCTCGAGCACGAGAGCCTGCTGCAGCAGCGCAAGATGGACAACGATGTCGCGCTGCAGCGGCTCCAGGCGCAGAACGACCTCGAGATCGAGCACGTCAAGGCGAGCAACGCGCACACGCTGGCGATGCATAAGGCCAGCCTCGCGCCGCAGCCGGCGGCGGCCGGCGCATGAGGTGGTGGTGGCAAGCCGCGGTGCCGGTCGACGAGCCGCTGCTCCATGTCCCGCCGTTGCCCATCGACGATGTCATCCGGCGCGGCGATCAGGCCTCGCGCCTCCTGCAAGACCCGGTGCTGGCCGGCGCGTTTGCCGAGATCCGCCAGGACGCCTACCGCATGTGGCTCGACAGCCAGCCCTCGGAGAACGTCAGGCGCGAGGAACTCTACCGGATCATCCAGGCGCTCGAGCTGGTGCGCGGCAAGCTACGCGCCTACCGCGGCGCCGCCCGGCTGAAGGTCGCCGAGCGCGAGCAGGAAGAGGCGCGCGAGGCAGCCGAGGCCTAAGGCGCAACGCGGAGCCACGCGCAACAGGCGCACAGCAAGGGCACTTCGACGACCAAGACATCGCTGAACTGTACGGGCGCGTTGCAATCGTCACAGTTGCCCGCCGCAGCATTGCCCGGCTCGCGCGGGTGAATGAGGTCGAGGCGTCGCGCAGGGACGACGATCTCACCGTTGAGTACCAGCGGCACGCTGAAGCGAAAGGAATAGCGCGCCCGCAATTCAGCGATGCACCGGTATTCGAAAGCGATTGCGTCCCGTTTGTTGCGACCCCTCAAGGGGTCTGGGTTCATCGCGGGGCGCGGCTGAAATCGATTTGCAGCGGGATGCGCAGGCCTTTGTTCATCGCACGCAGGACGCCCTCGGCGCAGGACCGCTCGCTGCCGTTGCCCTCCAGCATGATGAGGCCGCGGATCGAGGTGTGCAGCGCCTCATAGCCGACATGGTCGAGCCGCTCGACCCAGCGCTGGTCGCTGAGACTTTGCTTCGCCGGCATGCGGCGCTCGAGGCTCACCATCCCGCGCAGGAGGCGCGCGGTCAGCGCGTATCCGTTGCACACCCGGGCGACCACCGGGAACGCCCGCTCGGTGGCGATTGGGTTGGTTTGGATCAGGCGGAAGAACTCGGCGACGCAACTGATCGAGGACGGCCCAGCGGGTGCCGTGACGCGCCGGCCGCAACTCTCGGCGAGCCGGTTGGCGGCAATCGCCACCGGGTCTTGCGCGATCATCAGCGCCTTGAACTGCTCGGCGAGGCTGGGGAGCTTGCGCTCGGTGTTGGCGGCCAGGAAGCCGATTGCCTCGTCATGCACCTCGTCGAGTTCAAACGACAGGCACGGCAGGTCGGTGATGCTCGCGACCAGCTTTGAGGCCTCCCAGCGATGTTGGCCGTCGATGATGAAATAGCGGTGATCGCCGCGGTGGCTGACCTGCAGCGTGCCGCATGACACCCAGGACCAATTGGCCGCCATCCGCGCGATCCGCTCGGGCCACAGCCGGCGCTGGTAGGCATGGTCGACGTGGAGCTGGTGCTTGTCGATCCGCAACAACTCGCCGGGCTCGTTTTTGACAGGGACGTAAGCCTGCTGCCAACGACCGCCGCGGCGTAGCCCGGCTGTGGTGAGAACGGTTTGTGCGCGCGGCGTCACGGTGTCCATGGCTGGGGCCTCCCTGTTTGCGGGCGGTCGTCGGGACAAGCCGCCCTTGACCAAAAGGATAGGCGTGCTCGTTGGCGATGCCAACAAACGATTTGCGTCTTTACTCAAACTTTAAGGTCACCCCCTCATGGCTGGATCACAAGCCGGTGAGAGTGGCGCCACCCCCGGCGCCGCTCCGCCACCGCCTGCGCCTAATGGCGAAGACAAATCCTATACCGTTACCGACACGCGCTCCGCGGGCGAGGCGATAGCCGGCCTGCTGTTTGGCGCGGACGAACCCGCGCCGCCGGCTCCCCAGCCGGCTGGCGACGACACGAGATCTGCCGGCGAGGCCGGCGATACCGGAGCTGATGGAGATCAGCCCACCGGGGAAGAGGGCGGCACGGACCAAGGCGAACAGCAACAAGCTGCCATCGTCGCGCCCGCGTCGTGGAATGCTGAAGAGCAGGCCGAGTTCGCGAAGCTCCCACCCACTGTGCAGCAGACGATTGCCCGGCGGGAGAGCCAGCGTGAGGCAGTGCTTACGAGAAGCACACAAGAGGCTGCCGAGAGCCGCAGAGCCTTTGAGGCCGAGCGCGGGGCAGCGGTGGCCCAGCGGACTGAGTACCTGCAAGGCCTGCAGAAGATGCTGCTCCTCGCCGCTCCTGAGGCGATGGCGCTCAACAACATCGACTGGGTGCAGGTTCAAGCGCAATCGCCGGCCGAATACACCCGGCTGCAGGCGATGCGGGAGAGCCTGAGAACCCGGCTATCTGGCATCGAGCAGGAGTTTGCCCAGCGGCAACAGGAGCTGAACGCTCTCCAGCAAAACGGGCTCGCCGAGCACGTCGCGCGGGAGGCGGTGCAACTCCGTGAAAAATGGCCCGACTTTGCCGATGAGGTGAAAGCCGAGCCGTTGCGCCGCGACCTTGGCGTCTACCTACGCGACAACGGCGGGTTCACCCCCGACGAGATCAGCAAAGCCTACGACCACCGGCTCGTCCTGCTCGCCACCAAGGCGATGCTTTACGACCGGCAGCAGGCTGCGCGCGCGTCGGCCGACACCAAGCGCAACAACGTTGCACCCCGCGTTCAGACCCCTGGAACGACCCAGGATACCGACCGGGGACCGGGTAAGCGCATGCAGGAACGCATCAACCGACTGGGCCGCACGAACAGCGTGCGCGACGCCGGTTCGCTCATCGCCGAACTCCTCTAACGCCCGCTCGCGCCGGGGTATCCCCGGAGAGCCAACATGGCTTTGATCCCAAACACGTTCACGACCTACAGCGCAATCGGTCTGCGCGAAGATCTGACCGACATCATCTACAACATCAGCCCCACCGAGACCCCGTTTATGACCGGGGTGGCGCGCGGTAAGGCGA